TACTCTCTGCTTATCACTCTTTACAAGTTGGAACCCTAGTATCTTAAGTCCGTTAGCTCTTATTCTTTGAAGACCAGATCTGTTGTCCTTTTCTTGAGAGGATAGATATTCGTTAGCGGTTTGTAAGGCTTTCTGGTATTGTAAAGCTTGCTTACCTATAGCTTCACTCTGATCGTCTATACCTCTTGTCAGCTTAAAGATTTCCATATGTTGGTTCTTTATAGCGTCAGTCATAGTTTTGGTGGCAGGGGCAAAGCTCTTGGACAAGTCCTGCATACCTGTCATAGACTTCTTAGCTTTGGAAGCTGCTATTGCAATCATACCAAAAGCAGTTGCTGCAGCAACAAAGGCACCCACTACAGCACCTGCAGGACCAAAGATACCGGCTAACTGAGAACCCTGTTGACCTAGGGCTACAAGAACAGATTGTCCAGATTGTACCTGAACTATAAAGTCACCTACCTGATAACCTGCCTGTTGGAAACCTACAGACATGTTCCTTTTAAACTTTTGTATTGACTTATACGTGTCTACGTTAAACCTAGCAAACTGGTTTCCCCCAGTAGCCACACCTGCAGTAAACTGTTGATACTCTTTTGTGAGCTGTGCTAAAGCTGCTTTTGCCTCTTTATCGGATAGTATCTTTTGTTTCTGAGCAGTTTTAATCTCTAGGACTTGTTTCTTATAACTAGCAAGAGCTACCCTAGCAGGAGCGTAAGCTTTTACTAACTTAGCTGTACGTTTGGCATCTTCTTCTAAAAGCTTTATACGTTTCTTTTCTTGATCTATTAAGATCTTATCCGTAAGTATCTTTTCTTTAGACTTACGCATTTCCTCGTCTAAAGCTCGTGTAGCTTGACCTCTTGAGATAATCTCATCTTTTACAGCTGTGTTAAGCTTTTTCTTTACAGCTTCCAGTCTTCTTGTTTCATCTACCAAACGTTTATTTTTAGCTGCTACAGCACTGTAGTCCGCAGCCAATCTTCTTGACACTTCACCAGCCCGCATAAACTCATTAGCAGCAGCCTTTAGCTCTTTCTTACCTCTGACCTCTATGTCTAGTATTATGTCAGCCATTCTGTGTCCTTATGAAAACTGTGTCTAAGAGTTTGATTGCTTCTACATCTCTAGAGGAGACACAGGAATTAGTTAGTTCTGCCCAAGCTTTTATATCGGTGTATGTAAGAGGATTAGGTCCATTGTAGCCGTTAGTTCTAGCTGAACTTAACGCAATAAAGGCAGACCATATGTGAGATACCAACGTGGGAAAGGGAGGGCTTTCTAATTCCTTTGGTGTCTTACCGGTCTGCCTTTGTACTTGTTGCAAGTGTTCTCTTTGGGAAGTGCCATTCTTGTCGGACTTACTGAGAGTGAAGCTATGTTCTGCATACCCAATAAGCTCGTCAATCAGGCCCCTGTAAAATCCAAGCTCTCAGAGAGCGCCTCCTCGATTTGACTTCTTAGCCAGAAGACCTCAGAGTAAACTTCCTTAGCTTTAGCAGAGGTTAGTTTCGGCTTCTCACCACCGTAGGTAATATCCCAACCTTTGGTAACCTTACCTAAAAGATCTATGGTGTCCGTCTCTAACTCTGCAGAGGTATATTTATTATTGGAAGTCTTTTGTAGCTTTGCAATCCTTCGATCTTGCTGATCGTGTACAGCTCCACGATACTCTTTAGAGTGTTGAGCATGTACCGTAACAGTCATCTCGCTGCCATCATCATTAGTCAGTGGCTCAAGAGTGTTAGGGTGTCTTAAGATTACTTCAATAGTATCTGACTTAGGTTTTAAATCCATCAAATCCATGTCGAGTTCCTTTCGGGTAAAAGTTGTCGGGTTGATTAATTAAAGGGGGAGCATTAGACCCGACACCAACACTCCCCCGCCCTAGCTAGGGATTCTTATGACCTTGTAATAGTAAAGTTAGTTGTATCTGTAGTGTCATACAGAGCTACAAATGACATAGAGATAACACGGCTGGTTGGCCCATCTACACCTACGTCTGCACTATTGATCTTGGCCCGTGGGAAATTGAAGGTTAGTGTATTTGTACCATCACCTACCACTACATTAAGCTCTGTCTCTGTCTCATTGATGAACCTGTTTATAAGGGCTGAATCTTCAAAGTAGGCAGACATAGTACCTTCAACTTCAGCACGACCTACTTCAAGCTGTGGGGCAGAGTCACTACCTACAACAAAGGTTGGTGCAAAAGAGTTATTAAGTGTAAAGTCCATACCTGTGATAATAGCAGAAGCAGAAGGAGAGCCACCTGTATTTCCTATAGAAAGTGAACCAGAGTAAGCATCAAAAGGAGCGTTGTTACTCGCTGCAGTTAACGTCTTCTGGGTTGCGCTTATGGACATATCCTTACCTACGATACCGAAGGTAGTTGTTACCATCTGATTGGGAGCGATAGAAACACCCATTGTAGATACAGTACAACCTGTAAATACCCTAGACTGATCAATATCAGCTGCATAGTCTTCAAGGGAAAAGAACCTAGGTGTAGTACCTACTTTTAGAGAGCTACCAGAGAAAGTATTAAGCATTGCAGATTCAAGAAAAGGGTCAAAGTCTGCTTCTCTTAAGTCTGCTACTATTTCCCCAGATACCTGTTTGTTACCATGACGATCATGGCGAGGCATACGGTCAGCTTGAATGTCAGTACCTGCTACACGATCCTTAGATAAGTTTATACCGTGAGTACTGAATGGAAGGGATGTGAAGTTACCAGAGGGAGTCGTACCAAATGTGCTTTCCACAATGTACGATAGGCTGGAACGAGAACCTTGTGCGAAGGCCATGTTGTATTCTCCTAATTGTTATAACAGTACCATCCGATACTTACCGGAACATAGTACCAAGGTGTGTCTAGTAAACCTTGCCTTCTTTCGGCGTAGTCAACAGATACAGTGATTGAGTTGTGAGTTATGTGAGTAGTAGCTTCAAAAGCTTCTATTAGAGTGTTGGCAAAGGCATCTGCGGTAGCAGGGCCATTACCCTCTGGACAATATACTTGGAGCCTAAAGACGCCTTCGTATCTTTGTTGAGGGTTAAGCCCTCGGACTGCGGGTCTACGAGATGTCGGTATAAAGTTAGTCTTTATGTAGCTTGTACCTGTGGTAGGTTCAAAGGATACATTCTCATAAGCTATTTGTGTGGGTATATTAGCTGTATTAGACAGCTTGATCTCAAGAGCAGCTCTTATGTCATCGTGAATACTAGCCATTACCTTAATACACTCCTAAGAACCTCAAAAGTTGCATACCTGTTTTCTACTTTGTTAGCGTGGGGCGCTCTGTTAACAAAAGTAGCTCCTTCTAAGGTGTCTATAGACTCCAGTTGACCGTAAAGCCTACTTGTCATCTCGTTTAAAGCAGAGTTAGGGTCTATGCCCCTCTCTTTTCTACTAGAGCTTATGGCAGGTCCAGAGCTATCCCCTCTTCGGTTAAGTGTCATTGACTTGGCATATGCACCAGTGTCTACAGGTACTACAGAGTTGTCATCTAAAGTGTCTATAGCTCTTTCTATCTTACGAACTAAAAGCTCTTGGGCAAACTGCGTGACTCTTTTAGATTTCTTAGTAAGTCTAGGGCTAACAGTAACTTGCATTATTCCCTCACATCACATAAAAAGCAAATCTTAACACCGTTAGAGAAGATAGTAACAACAGATACAATACTAACTGTGTCTCCGCTACCGACTATCTGATCTTCGTCATCAGGCTCTACTATTAACCCTAGGGCAGGTATAACACACTTACGATTACTTCTTCTAACTTGATCAAAATCTGCTATGATACCTTGGTCGTAGTTATAGAAGTAACCATTAAAAGTATGGTCTGTAGTAGATGATCCAGATACTGTACCTGTGGTAGGGTTATATGTACCTGCATTAGATACCTTACGAAGAGTAAGGGGTTCACCAAACTCATCCACCATCTTAAGAAGGTTATAACCTCTTGAGAATGCCATAGCCTATTCCTTATTTAAAGTCGTAGTCTGAGCCACTGTATCCAGGGGGGTTTCTAAACCTGTCTCTTCTAAACGAAGGTGTAATGCGATCTGTGTTTTGCCTTACATTGTCTACATTTGCAATACCTATACCACCAGCTTTTACACCTACAACTGCACCAGCTTTCTTACCTTGATGTTCTAAGTTTTCAGCTAGGTTAATGTAGTGAGCTTGTAAGTCGCTATAGTTAGCACTAAGGGCACCAGATAGATCTTGTGTAATTCTACGAGAGTATTGTGCAGCTATGGTTCTGGCAGACCAAGATGCAGCTCTGTAGACGTTGTTACCAGTTTGAGCTAATCCAAAAATAACTTCTTCATTAGAAGTCTGTTGATCATTTTGATCAGTATCTCCTAAGAGAAGACGTACAGCATTTAGTTGACCAGAAGCTGTAGCAATATCTAAGTCAGTTTCGTCATAGCTCCAAGCCATTATTAGGTCTCCATGTGTCCGTAATTTCTACGCCAGCTACGAATAAGCCCACGTTGTTTATCGGGTATTTTAGAGAGTTTACATTTACTCTTATCGTAGTCTGTCTTACTCTTGGTTTTAGACTTAACTTTTTCGTTAATGCTGTTTACAAGAAGTGTCAAACCCTCAGAGTCAAGTTGTTCAAGACCGTCACCTACTTTAGCTTTTGTTTCTAAAGTGGCGTCATGCCTTAGCCTACCCTCTCTATAGAGTATTTTTACTAACTCTTTATCTAGCCCTATCTCTTTCCACTTAAGCTCATCACCAGCGTTATAAGTTCGGCCTTGTGCTTTCATGGTTAAGGTTACAAAGAGGGGTCTGTCGTACTGCATAGGTTCGTTAAGGAGCATCGGGTAATCCTTTAATTAAGGGAGGTGAGGGCCACTACAGCCCCCACCAAGGTAAGTACTTATTGTACGATACCGTTTACAAAAGCACCCAAGTCAGCGCCTACGATCTTCATGTCGTATGACATTTTAACTTGGATCATCTCAGCAATCTGCTGACGCTTCAGAGCATCGTCTGAGAACGACTCAACAGTGATACCTAAGTTGTTTACACCTTCAAGGTTATTCCAAGCAAAGGTCAAACCAGCGGCTGGTGACATAAGACCAGCGCTTGATGGTGTGTAGCACAACAAGGCATGTTTACCACCGATGAATGCATTGCTTTCTGCAACACCTTCTACAGATGAGTTCTTGACAGCTTCCATGACGTAGAAGTTCTCTACCTCAAAGATCTCAGCAAGTTTAGCATTAGTAACCAAAGCTGTGTTGGTTACAGTTGCACCACCGTTTAAGCGAGCCAAGATGTCTGCGTTGTTTACCAGAGCATCACGCACTTCTTTACCAACAACCATTGTGTTTGGCTTGAAGCCACCTGACTTAAGCTGCATTACACGGCGTAGGTCAGTTACGTTTTGGATTGGTTTAGCAGCAGCATCGTCCCAGTACAGTAAGTTAGTACCTGATGTTGAGCCAGCACCGTCATAGTTGGTTCCCCAGATGTTGTCTGAGAAGAAGTTAGTAGCAAACTGCTCTTCACGATGGATCATCAGACGCATCGCCAGAGTTTCAGCACCAGCAGAACGGATCTCTAATGCAGCATCTTCGTTAGCCAAAGTCTGTTCATCAAAGTCCATACCAAGACCATAAACGTCAGCGAAGTAGCTGCTGTTTGAGATAGTCATACCGATACGGTTTACTTCTGTACGTGGAGCTAGTTTAGCCACGTCACCTGTGCGGTTCATGTTCGCACGGTCATAGAGATAGTATTTGTCAGATTGTTTCTGAACACCTACCGTAGGAAATACTTTATCCGCAATAAAGTTTTCTTGTGATTGTGCATAGGCCAGTGTGAGGTTAGTCAACGGCTGGTCAATATGCACTGCGGATGGAGTTAGCAAGGGCATTATTTATTCCTTTCTTGCAAATTAAGCGTGCGTATTGCCGCCTTGGATGAGTTCGATAGCCATGATCTGACCGTCTACAGCAGCTTCCAGAGCGTAACCCATGATGTGATCATTAGAGGTTGCTGGGGCGCAGTTACCATCGGCATCAGAAGCAATGTCATCACCAGCGGCAATAGTAGCACCTGCTTCAACCATTACTTTACCCGAAACAGCTACAGTAGATGCGTTGGTTGCTGCAGCGTCTACTACACAAACACCGAAAGCTTGAGCGCCATCAGTGCAGGTTACTACATCAGCACCCGATAGTTTAACGAATTTAAATTGTGCGACACCACCAGATCCAGCGATCATTGTTCGAGTGTCACGAGATTGCATTACAGCCATCTTTATTCTCCCTTATAGGACTTGTTAATAAGAGCCTTACCTTCATCGGTTTTAGCTACAGCAGCATAAGCTACGGCGTAGTGACTCTTCTTCATTTTGTTTTCGTCCATGTAGGACTTGACAAGTGCATCTAGCTTATCGTTTGCAGTGGCGAACTCGCCATCAGCGTCAGACTTACCAACCTCTTCCATTGACTCTGCGAAGACTGCATCTGCACCTTTAAGAGCTTCCATAATTGCCTCATCCTCTGAGAATGCTTTTGTCAGAGATTTAGCTACATCAAGGTTGAAGTTAGGCAGAGCTTCTTTTGCTTTCTCAGCAAGGGCAGCATCTGCTTTTTCTATTTCAGCAGCTTCTAAAGCCTTCAAGATAGGTGCTGGAATATCTGCTTTGTTGATTTGCTCACCATCATACTCAACGTATTCAGGGTCTACTTTCTTTTCGATTGACTCGGCTTTGATTATAAAACCATTGTCGATTAGGGATTTACGAAGACGCTCGTTCTCTTCTTTAAGAGTAACTTCAAGAGCTTTAAGGGTTTCGATTTCAAGCTCTTCAATAGTTGCATCATCAGCTTTCTTCATGTCCATGTTGTACATCTTCATGGCTTCTTCTTCAGACATACCTTTATCCATGTATGGCTTCAGTTTAGCTTTTAGATCATCAGACATTTTTTCTACTTCATGTTCCATAGGTTCTCCATTGGAATTGTCACGCTTGTACAAGGAGACTGTTGCCTGTGCATTTGCTGGACGATCCACCAAAGACAATTCCTCCAACTCAAGCTGTTTTAAAAGGTTAGGCACTATAGTCCTCCTTGATTGCACGACCTCCGATAGAGAAGGCCGCAAGTTCACCAGACTTGACCTTTGCCCAGACGTTATCGTCATGGACTTTGAAAGCTACAATCCAGCCTTCACGGTCACTCTGTATGCCAAGGGAGTCACCTATCTCTTTAGTGATAGGCATAGAGTGGATAACTGACCCAATCTGCTCCCCTGTATGCATTTGTTTACCTACACGTATATGCTCCATGAATGTGTTCACGGCTTTTACTAACGTATCAGGTTCTATTACGTCACCTTGACGGTCAACCACTGGTTCACCTTTCTCAGTAACAACTGAGGCCCACCCATAAACTAGACGTTGTTCTTCGTCAGCTTTAAGGATCTTACCCTCAATACTCTTTGTAAGAGGTCTATTGTGAGTGTAACCTCTTTCCTTCAAATCTAGATGTTGCTCATAGGTAGCAGCTATTAAAGCATCACCTGTCTTAGGGTCATACATCTGATGAGGTTTAAAATCGTCTTCTGCTTTGGTCATACTGCCTACAGTAGATCCACTCCACATACGACAGGACCAGTATCTAGCAGAGGTCTTATCTGTAGCTGTGTCACAGGAATGCCTAGAGCGGAAATTGGCTCTGGCTTTAGGATCATCTCGACGGATCTCCATGTTAGGGTCTCCGAATGTAACTTTCTTGGTCTTGTCACCATCTTTAACATAGACACCAAACTTCTTGCTTGAACCTGCAGGAAGTCTAAAAGGTTTGTTCAAAGGTTTATCAGCTTTGTCTACATAGTAACCATCGTCCATCTTTTTAGTGCTAGAAGGGTGACCAGAGGGAAGTAAGTCTTTGTCGTGCTTAGGTGACTTAGACCCAGCTACAATCTTTAAGAAGCTGTTTACCCTAGCCATTGCCCATTGCTCAGGGCCGGTAACATTAGGTCTAACAGACCCAGGATTAGTTCTATAAGCACCTACACCTCTGTTGTATACTGTCTGCAGCATACTTGTTGTAACTTTGTGCTTAGACTTAGCGTTATGTGTTTTTACTTTTTCAGCTAACCCTTTAGGCATTACACAACGTCCTTCTTAATAACTACGTTTATAGGATCAGTATTGGGGAACGTCTCCCTCTTACCGTCTGCTTTTATAACTTCAAACTCCGCAAAGAATGTCCCAGAGGTGTCTGTATCGCCTGTCTGCCACTCATAGGTAACCATACCGTTTGCAGCGTCATCTATGGTAACAGGTTGGCTTATCTTTACTGCTTGAACAGAGTTAGCCATCTTAAAAGTTACACTCTGTGCCCCTGTTAAGTTCTCATTAGAACCTGATGGACCCTTAAGTGTGGCTTGGAAAGTAGGAGAAGTGTCGTTTTGTTTTATAAAGAAGTCTGGCATTCTAACCTACGCTGTTTATTGATAAGTTTACTGTGGTTGAGTTTTTACTTAAGTTTACAGTGACAGAGTTTAATGCCCCTACCTTACCTTTAAACACAAAGCTCGTCTGACCTACCTCTGCTAATGCAGTAGTTATATCTGAGGGGGCAAGTGCGTGTCCTTGCAGGAACACTACGTTTGTTAGGTCTGGGGAGCCTGTAGTAATACTTGAAGGAGAAATACTTAGAGTAACCTGTGTAAGATCAGGTGACCCTACAACGGGTGTTTCTGCACTTACACTGTTTGCATCAAACTGATAATTAAGGATAACATTTGCGTTACCTACTACAGGAGAACCTGTTAATATTCCAGAGGGAACACCTAAGCTTTGAAACTCGCTTACATTACTTGATCCTACAACAGGTGTTCCTGCGCTTACATCAGATGCCCCTAAGACATGATCTTGGTCTACATCAGGGCTTTGTAAAACAGGACTCTGAGTTGATGTATCTACAGCTTCAACAGAGTGGTCTTGAGATATACTTGTTGCAGCTACTACAGGTAACTGAGCTTCTACACCGATTGGAGATAAAACTTGACTCTGTGTTGAGCTAGGGGAGCCTACAACAGGTGTTCCTGAACTTACACCGTTTGCAGCAATCTGTTGATTAAGGATAAGAGTTGCGTTACCTACTACAGGTACGCCAGTGTCAAATCCTAGTAGATCTAAACCAGTTTCAAGGTGTGTTAGTGTAGCGTCATTGGTCTGTGTAAAGTTAAAACTAGGGTCAAATCTAGCAGCACTAAATTGAGTAACATAATTAGTGTTAGGGACAACTGATCCCGCTATCACACGATAGTTTTTACCTACGAATCTTGAGGTGGTGCTACCCAAAGCACTACCAGTGAATACAGAATCGTATGTGTAGTTATCGCTTACCCTCTTCAAAAATGCACTTGTTCCTGATCCGTTTAGGTAAACAGGATAAGCACTAGCATCAGTACCAGCAGAGTTAACAAAATCATGGTCCATCCAGTCATAGTCACTGGCATTGTTTAAGTGATCTTGTAAATCAGCAAAATCTATATAGCCAGAAAAAGCTGAGTGGGGAGGTGCTCCATAGTTATAGGGGTGGTTAGATTGATTAAACTGACTACCTTCTGAATAAGAAGCAACAGTGTTGCCGGTCTTGTAAAGGGTAATGTTTACATCGTACCATTGAGAGGTTCCGTTGTTATAGATTCTTTCGTGATAAGTCTCAAAAGTTATTGTGGAGGAGTTCTCAGATATACTAGCAGTTCTTATAGTCCAAAATAGACCAGATAATCGGTAACCTGTAACTGAACCCTTATCTAGAATAGTGACAGGACCAGTAACGACAGTATTATCAAAGTAATCGCTTCTAGCGGAGTCGTAACCTTCAGTCCTTTGATTAGCTAAAATAGGAGTACCTGTTGTAACTCCAGTAGCTGATAATTGAAGTTCAAAGGTGTTACATACAGGACTACCTAAAGTTGGAGAACCTGTGATTACGTTTGATAATACTAAGGAATGATCTTGATCTAGGCTAGGACTACCTGTGACAGGGGAACCAGATATTGTATCACTAAGGGGTAAAGAGTGTACCTGAGTTATACCTGTCGCATCAACACTTGAAGCACCAGTGGAAATATCCGTAGTGCTAACTACGTGAACTTGAGATAGTGCAGCTCTATTTACTTCAGGACTACCAGTGGAAATAGAACCTGTTAATAGTGCAGAGTTCTGCGTAAGTACAGCGTTACCTACAAGAGGTATACCTGTGGAAATGTCAGAAGTAGATAAATCGTGTAGTTGTAATACACTTAGAACAGGTACAACAGGGTTCTGTGTATCTACCCCTGTAGCTGTAAGCGAGTGTACCTGTGTTAAATTTACATTACTTACAGAAGGTGCATTAGAACTTACTGTAGTAGGTGTTAGTAACTGAGCTTCATCTAGATCTGTAGAACCTACTGTAGGTGTACCAGTGGAAAGTTCTGAGGTACTTAGAGGATAGTTTTCTTCCAGAGAGCTGCTTGCTACTGTAGGTGTACCAGTGGAAATAGCTACGGTGGTTAAAGAATGTACTTGGGTAAAGGTTAAACTAGGTACTACAGGAGACTGTGCAGCTACTGAAGGGCTTAGTAAGGAGTGTGCTTGAGTAGGTACAGGAGAACCTACTGTAGGTGTACCAGAGGAAAGATCTGAGGGGGTTAAGCTTTGTGACTCATCTAAATCAGAAGACCCTACTGTAGGTGTACCAGTGGAAATACCTGAAGTAGTTAATAAGTGTGCTTGAGTAGGTACAGGAGAACCTACTGTAGGTGTACCAGAGGAAAGATCTGTAGTGTTTAAAGAGTGTGCTTGAGTAGGTACAGGAGAACCTACTGTAGGTGTACCAGAGGAAAGCTCTGTAGTAGTTAGAGAATGTACCTGAGTAAGGGTTACGTTAACTACAGAAGGAGCTTGGGTAGAGACACTAACCGGTGTTAGCTCTACCTTAACTAATCCGTCATCGGCTAGTGGTGCTGATGCGAGAGGACTAAAGCCTAGCATTGGTTAGCCTTCTAATGGGGCTGATGGAATATTGGCGCTTTCATCGGCTGCAGTGTAGCGAGCTTTAGTAGACGCCCTTAAATCTTGGATGTATCCGCTAAATGGATTAGAAAGTGTGTTGCTGGTAAGTTGCCCCCCAATAATGTCAAAATATAAATTCCCTGTGCCGCTACCAGTTTGAGCGTTTCTAATACCATTGACATATAAATAAACGGTTGAGCCTGTTCGTGATAAAGCAAGATGCGTCCAAGCGTAGTCTGTAAGTGTAGCTCCATTAAGATTAGATGTACTTGTAAATGGATTATAAGTGCCATTAATGTTTATAATCGTTCCCCCATTG